ACCATTATTATTATCTGTTGGGTTCCATTTAATAGGAGTATCAATAACTTCATCTGTTGAAACATAAATCATATTACCCACAGCAGCATCAGCACAATTCTTATAAGTGTTTAGACCAATTATTCTACATTTGAAATTTTGAGCAGGAATAGAATAACCTGCAATAGTACCTGCCCTTAAAGATGTATGGAAATAATCCCCAATATGAATACCATCATAATTGCCTGCATTTTTCCTTGCTTCAAGCCAAGCATATACATTTCCATAAGTTGCAATTTCACTAGCAAACTTAACCTCTAAATCAACGCCCTCATAAAGCCTGTCGCAATTTTTAACAACAGCGTCAGACTGATCGTCAATACTCGCAACGCACTCATTATATTTATTTTGAATACCTGTTGTAGCCTCGTTTTTCTTTGTATTTATTTCATTTATTGCGGTTGTTTTTGTTGAATTAACATTGGAGATCCCTGTTGTTTCAGCAGATTTAACAGAAGATACAGCCGTAGATCTTGTTGTTTCGATTTCACTTTTTGCCGCAGCTAAATCGCTCGCAATATCCGCAATAGCTTGTGTGTGTGTTGCTGCGGTTAATTCTGCATAATGTTTAGCCGAATATTCAGAACCGTCCACAGTATCACCCAATTTATTAGCCCAGTCTTTAGCCTCTGCAATGAGAGGCTCTGCAGCCTCTGCAATATCCTCTAATTTATCATCACCAGCATTTGTAATTTCCGTTATCATTGCAGTTTTTTGTGCTGGTAAATCAGATAAAATAGATGTAATTTCTTCATATTGAGTTTGCGATCTTTCTGAATTTATCAAACAAATTTCCATATATTCTTTTGTCTTATTCATATATTCTTCGGTTAGATTTGAATGATATTCTGCTTTTGTGTTTGACACTTTAACCCTATTTGTAGGACTTCCTCCTGATACATTTGCCATTATATACCCCCAACTTTCTTCGGATAAACCGTAATTGTGTTTAAATCTCCTATATCGCTATCACCAATACATAAAGTATCTTCAAAACCATTTCCCTCAAGACAAGTTTTAATACCATAATAATATGTGGCTGTATCATCAATGCCGCCGTCCACTTTTAATAAATCTGTTAAACTTGCTGGAATTTCAAAATGAGCAACCGGAGAAAAATTACTATATGTATAAACCTCATCACCAATAATAACGCCGTCGTCATTATAAATAGAAAAAAATACTTTATAATTTTGATCGGTGTCTATACCGTCCACAACAAGTGTACCACTATCGCCTTGAACAAGAGTGATATTCCCTGTTGTTTCATCTACCAAAAACGCCATATTAACCTCCATATTCCTTAAATAATTTATTCATTTGTTCAGAGGTTATATCGAATTTTGACATAATGTCATTTATAAACTCATCACCTCTGATAATCAGATCGGAAAATCTCAAATATTTATCAATTTTCAAGTTTTCATTACAATACGCCACTATTTTTTCGTAACCCACTCCTATCGTTTCAAGAGCATTTACAAATTCTAACGGTTTCATTGCTAGATTATTTAAACCTGACACTATTAAGGCTTTTTGTTTTTCCTTATATTCATCAGTTTTTATATATTCATCATAAAAAACAAATCCCGCCTCAAGATCTCCTATATAATCAACTTTTTTGACTATATCTGTTTCAGGGTTGATGATTTTTTTACCTCTAAAATCGTTTTTAACAGCCCATTTATCACCCTCAAAAACCGCAACTTTACCAACCCCAGCCGTAGGAGGTTTTAATAAAGTTGCATTTGCAGGTATAAGAGGTTGAAAACTTCCTAATCTCAAAGTTGCCTCTCTGTCTGCCTCTGCTGTTTCTACTGTTGTAAACTCTTTCGTATCTTCTGTATAAGAATAAATTAGCATTTCTCCTCCTTATTTATATCTTGTTACTACACGCACTTTAATTGCTGGCGGTTGAACAGTATTTGACGCACCATATATAGAATTTGAACGGGACGCTTGAAAACTAATAGTATGTTTTTGACCGTTATTATTTCTATTACCGTGCCACTCCGAACCACCTGAAACCCAAAAAGCTCCACTAGCTGTATCGTGCCCGCTAAATGTGCCCGTAATATTAGGCAACCCAGCACTTAAATAACCAAAACCATTAGCACCATAAACCGCTCTATTTCTAAAATCAGGTAGTTTAAATTTGCCACTAGCGGCGGTACCATAAGTAGATCCATAAATCTCGTGAAGATTTTTATAATCTGTTTGGCTTACTTCCGCACCCTCTAACCTGATTTCGTCGTCGTAAAGAGTATTATTTAACCTGAAAATCGGCTGACCTATTGGTCTAGCCGTATTTTCCAAGTTTTTAATTTGTGTGTCAATAATTGCTTGTAAGCTCGATTTATTATTGACGACATTTTGAGCCAAACTCTCAACTTCTTCGCTTATTGCTCTAAAGTTTTCATTTACCTCGTCGGCTTTTGCTTTTGTCCCAGCCGTAAATTGATATGGTAAATTCATTATTACCCTCCTATATATTTATCGTAATTGTCTAATATCTGTTGTGTATAAGGTTTTAAGCGTCGAGTAGGCTCGTGTCCGAATTGCATAATTTTTACAGCCTCCTCAACTGACTGCCTTAACTCCATTAAATATTCTGTTTTTTCTTCGCTGCTTAAATTAGCAAATTCAGGATTGTTTAATGCTTGCTCTCTCAACGCATAATTTAAGCGTCCGTATTCGTGTTGATATTGGCTAAATTGCTCATTATCGAGTTTTACATTTTCGCCGTTTATCCTTACAGTTCGTTTAGATTTTTTCAATGCTATTGTAGTTTTGCCCTTAACGTCGCTTTCTTCCATTTCTTTACTCAACTCGTTAAGTGCGTTATTTGTAGGGTTGTTATTATAATTTCTAATACCCAAATCAATTCCTTGACCGATAGCTCTAGCAACTGGATTTTTAATATTATCAATCATAACAGGCTCGCCCATAGCATTATATTTAATCGGTAGAGTTTTACTTGCAAAAGGTATTCCGTTTATAACTCTATTTGCGATATATTCCGGAGTATTTTCTGTGTAAATTTCTCTACCGTATGGATCAACCACGTTTCTAATATTTCGTTGCAAACCGCTCATAGGCACTAATTGAGTTAAATAATTTATGCCTTGATTTCTCACAGCGTTATCGACAATTTCAGCCGGTGTGAGTTGTTGCCCGTAACCGCTACTAGCAATACTTGTAAGATCCCCAACAGCCTTAACGGCTGGCATATCAGATACAGCCATTCCCGCATTGAGTAACGCTTGCATTCCGCCCTCACGATTAAGACCTTTTTCGCCAAGAGCTCGCCCAACAGCAATAGGAATTGCCAAGTTAGGAGCATTCGCAAGTGAAAATGACTTATTGCCAATTGCGATTGATTGAGGCTGCATACCGGTAATTTCATTGTTATAATTCGTTTTTTCGCCAATATTACTATCAATATAACCTTTACCAATTCCCCAACCAACACCGAGCGGTATTGTACCTTTTATACCTTTTGCAAGTAGGATTTCAGCGTCCCTTAATGCCTCCGGAGTGTCAGCCTTTAAGAACTTGTAAGCTCCAACAGGAATACCGCCGACGTTTTTCAAACCCTCCTCTGAAATATTCGCAACAGTTTGAACGAAAGGCATAGTCCAATCTCCAACTTTAAATGCTCCCATAGGAATTTTATTTAAAGTATCTCTAATACCTAAACTTGCCTTGCTCGCCCAAGTGTCGCCCTGATAAACAGCGTCCCGAGCCTCTTTTACAGCTTGCTCAACTATTTCATCAGTAGGAGCTTTTTGACCGCTTGCAGCTAATTGATCCGCAATTGAAGTAGCATAACGCCCCTCGTAAAACATACGGTCGGGCACTCTGATAGAGTAATTAAGCCCTTTTTCAAGAGCACTCATTACGTTTTCAAACGCTTGCGGGACTTTTCCCCAGCCCTCAACCTCATTTAATGGTTTGTGTCTGAATTGAGCCGCTTTTGGCAAGTCAAAACGAGAACCCTCCCCAGCTCTGCCGGTTGTAATGCCAAGTTTTACATCTTCCGCACCCTCTGAAAGTCCTTTTTTAAGACCTTGCACCCATTCGTTAAAATGTAATCCGTTGCGAGTTTTAACCCCTTTTAGAGGTTGTGTAATACCTTTGGAAATACCATTAGCAATAATCTCATCAAGAGCCTGATCTCCTTGAAATAAAGCAGTAAATAAAAAGTCCTTAACCCTTGATTTTGGAGATAAAAGCATATTTGTATAACGATAGGTATTAACTTTATCCATAAATTTACGAGGGATTTTGTCCCCAATATACTTACGGACTAACGCTTTTGCTACTTCTCTCTGTCTTTCGTCGGTTGCTTTTTCAATATCATCAGTTAATTTCTGAATATTTTTATAATCAACCTCCGTAATTTCAGGAACATTATATTTTTTATTGATAACTTTTACCAAATTATCATTAGTTAATTGTCCTTTTTCTTTTAATTCCATAATTTTATCAATCAGGAATTTACGCTCACGCTTATTAACTCTTTTGAGAGTTTCATTTAATGCAGCCTCACCGCCTCCGCTAGCCTCAACAAGATTAGGCACGTTGTCAATAATATCATTAACTTTTTTCGGTGTAGCCTTTCTGATAGTTCCGGCAAGCACTTGTATTGCACCCTCCGGAGTATCCATTTTTAATAAGCTACGGGCTTGCATTGCTTGACCGATAGGTGTACCGTCAGCAGCCCATTTGTTTAATTTCCATAATGGAATACTACCGCTTTCGAGGTCGTTTTTAATATCCATAGCCCTAGCGGTTACACTCAAATCGCTTATATCGTCGCTTTCAATTAGTCTTTGAATTTCATCAGGTGTCATACGATCCAATTGAGCTTTATTAACATCATAGCCCCTTGTTAGATATGTCCTGTCTGTTATCGAACCAGCTACATCAGAACTGATATTTTTCTCAACTGTTTTAACCGCCCCTCTAACTTTAGTTTCTCTGCCGTCTAAAGCGTCAAAATTTCCTTTTACTTTGTTGTAATCATCAGCTTGCGAGAATGCCTCCCAATACTTTTGCCAATATTCCCCAGCGTGTTCGTCTGCTAGGGCACTTGTTTTAGCCTCTAACCTAGCCTCAAGCTCCATAGATTTAGCCTGATCTTTTAAGATTTCAGGATTTTTCTTGATTTCACTCAAGATTTTATTAAATTCCTCATCAGCCTCTTGAGCGGCTCTTGTATAAGGATCATCAATATTTTTGCTCCAATATCTATTTTTGTAACGCATTCTAACAACATTTTTCGCAGTTTTAGGAGCCTTTAACCCCTCAACAGTTTGCTTAAACTCTCTTTTGTTAGTTGCCATATCTTTTTTAGAGATATTTTTAATATCCTCGCTTTTTACAATATTTTGCGTAGGATTTTCGACAATTTCAGCTTTAACAACTTTTTCAGCTTTTGGAGTTGCAGTATTTCTGCCCTTGTTTATACCAGCAACAACCGGATCTAGTTTGCTAACAACAGGGTTTAAAACAGCCCCGCCAGCACTACCAAGAACAAGACCGCTACCACCATAAGCTAAAGGACGAGTTAAAACATCTTTTGAAATGCCATTATCAGCTAAACTACTTGTAACCCCTTGAGTAGCTCCACTAATGACGCCAGTTTTAGCTCCTTGCTTTGCACCTTGTTTTATAAGCTCTTTTACGCCAACTTTCGCACCAGCTTTAGCAACTGTACCACCGCCACCAGTAGCAACATCAACCCCAATATTTACAGGAGCAACAAGATTTAAGCCGAACGATTTAGCGTCCGTCTTTAGTTTTTCCTTTAATGGAGCATTTAAACCATATTTAGCCTCTAATTCCCATTGAGGTACTTGTCCTCGATAACTTTGAAAATTAGTAAATACGGTTGCTGGCTGGTAATCTTTTTGTATGCCTGAAATAATTGGGTGTTTTTTCTCCCATTCGGCACGCTTTCTCAAATTTTCTCGAGCCCTAGCCTTAACTTCCTCATTTGCTTTTTGATTTTCAGCCTCTAATTTTTTATTAAAGTCGTCAAATTTTTCTTTAAAAGTTTTCTTTTGAGGTGGTTTTTGCCCTTGTTTTTGAGGTTGTGCGATTACTTCTGATTTCTTTTGAGGTTTATTGACTGTTTGAACAGATTTTTTCGCACTCAAAGATTTATATTTATTATTCAAATTTTTAAAAATTTCATCATCAGTTTGCCCCTGACCTCTATAATGTTTTACGGTATTGGCTATATCCTCCTCCGTAAAACCATTTTTTATAAAGGTGCTGTGCATTTCTTCCGTAATTTTAACAGCCATAATTTACTCCATTT